AACCAAAAGTAACAACCGTGAAGGTAAACCTCATCTCCTTCACAAAGCCCAAAATATCCACAATTGCTTGACCAAAAGCGGCAATACCTTTAGCTCCTAATTCAAAAGCTGGGATCAAGTTCTCTATCGTCTCTGCCCTTAGAACCTGAAATTCAGCACCAATAGGCCGTAAAGCATCACCAACTTTAATCCGTACTTCGTTCCATGCGACCGTCGCCCTCGCACCAGCTTCTACAGAAGATGCAGCTATTTTCTTCGCAACATCACCATATTCATCACCTAAAGCGATGACGAAATTCATCAGCTTATCTAAACCAATCTTGCCCTCTTTTAACCCCTTTTGCAATTGTTCAGTAGTCAATTTATTCGCCTCTGCGAATAAAGTAACGGCCGCCGGGAAGCGCTCGCCTAACTGCCCTGACAGCTCTTCTGCTGACACGCGCCCTTTCGAGAAGATCTGAACCATGGCTGTTATCGCCGACTTCACATCTTCGGCACTACCACCCGTACCTTTTATCGCTGAAACAGTATTTTTAAACACAAGTGCAGCGGTTTCAGCATTACCACCAGCACCCTGGACAGCAGCAGCTAATCGCGTCATTCCTTTTGCTGCTACTTCCTGCGGAACGTTCAACTCCCTAACAACTTCAGCAGTTGTTCTTAATGCAATTTGATAATTTTGCTGTGAAAGAACCGCGTCGTCTTCATCCTCAGTCGCTTTCCTTAAAGCAATTCTTGCCTTTTCAATATCAGCAGCATAAGTAGCAGAACTGGCCGCAAACTGAGAGATAGGACTAATAACCTGACTACCAATTAATCCACCGCCAATCGCACCCTGAACAAGGTCACCCCCAGGACGCAACGCATTAATACCAGCACCTATACCAGCACCAAGAACTCCTCCAGGACCGCCAAAGTAACCAGCAGAAAGAATTGCTCCGGCACCTTTAGCCAGACTTCCCCCGCTAAATCTTCTGGTTTGGGCTCTTTGTAAGGATCTATCTAATTTATCTATCTCTCTTGTTAAATGTCTAAAGCCCTTACTCGCAGGATTTAAGCTTGCTCTTAATTGTTCAAGGGCCGACTTTTGCTTATTCATGGAATTAATACTTCCATCAGACGCTTTTGCTGCCTGTCTTATATCCCTAGAAACAGTCGTCCAATGTTTGCCCATCAAATCAATATCCTTATTGATTTTTGTCATTCCCAGTCCACTGATCTGCTCATATAGGGCAGATATTTCCCTAATAGGCTTAACAACAGGCATGCGGAAATTGCCAGTGCCACCTGCAATCATCGCTCCAGTATTAGGATCTCTGGTTCCAGCAAAAGGCATGCCGAAAAGGCCATCAGCACCTTTTGCAATCATTGCCCCAGTATTAGGATCTCTGGTCCCAGACCCACCACCTACATATTCAGCTTGTCTCTTTGCGAGTTTCTCTCTGATACGTAATCTTTGTTCTTCCTTCCGAGCTAAATCGCCGACAACACCTTGCGACTTGCGAAAAGCTTTTGCTTCTGCATTCTGAACTCTGACAATCTCTTCTGCTACATCCTGATATTCCCTGGACCCCCTAGTTAAATTACGAAGCTCATTTGAAAGAGAAGCTAAACGAGCTTCTTGCCCCGCATCAGTGCGAGGAAACGTCCCTCGAATATTAACGCCTTGATTTTCCGGTAATTGAGGACCGCCAATCCTGCCTCCAAGTCTGCCACCAGCAACGTGAATCCTTCCTGTCCGTATATCTGACGCCCATCTAGGAGCATCTTCTGGATAGTTTGCACGGCCCATCATCGTGTCGTAACGAAGGCCTGCTGCCATTACCTGCTTTCCAAGCCTATTTCTTCTCGAACGGACATAAACATCCTCATGCCTCCGATTCCTAGGCACATTCCGAGGGACAAAGAATTTGCCCTTCGCGTCAAGCAACCCCGCATCGTCTCTTAGGTTTGCTCCCCAAACGCCTTCAGGACTCCATTGTTCTGCGGGAGTCCTCATCTCATCCAATCGCCTCCGAAGAGAACCAGGCATCCGCCAGTCAGACTGCCAACCTCTACTTCCAGCGGCAAATCGACCCAGTTTTTCAAGAATGCCCCTACGACCGCCTCTCCAATCAAGAGGACCAAACCTTGATTGACGCTGCGCTCTTTCTTGACTTGTTAAAGGAACAGTTCCACCCGTCCTCGGATCAACAAGAGCCGAAGAGATCCCTCCCATCCCTGGCAAGTTCTCCCTGAAAGGCGGAGTAAGATCACCACCTGGAGATTCCCCTGGATTCTGAGCACCATAGAGACCAGTACCAAGTCCAACGCGATAAGTGCCCAACCGACCAATCGGCCTCGCTACTCCAAAGCGCCTACGACGATCCATCGCAAGCTCATTTTCTAACTGAGCAGATCGCCTGGCATGATTTTCATTCCACTCACGTTGTCGAGTAGACAGCTTCCTAAAAGTACTTGCATAATCCTCAGTATCGAGCTGTGTATTAGCTAATGCCTCTCTCCATACACCTTGCTGTGCTTGATAACCTCTCGCATATTTGAACCCTTGTTGGCTTGTCTGAGAAGCCCCCAGGGCATCATCACTCATCATCATCTTACGGATCTGCTTATCCGTAAGACCCATCGTTTGAAGCTGCTTTTTCCTCGACCTTCTCTCTTCTACATTATTTAATTGATCTAATTCTCTTCTTAAATTCCGAACAGTATTAGTCAGATTCACATAATTCTGACTAGTAACACCTACCTGACCTCTTAACTTGGTAAATGCGCCTATTTGCCCCCTAATCGAATCAGTAGTTTTTACATTTTGTCGCGCAAATTCCCTTATCTTCCCAATTGCCTCTGAGAAGCTTTGATCTGTAACCCGAACAGACCTTTGAATCTGTTGAAGAGACTTACCTAAGCCCTGAAGATTTTCAAAACCTTTGCCAACAACATTGACAACTAGGTCTTGGGTGAAAGCATTCTTACTTGCCATTAGCGTCCTTATTTAATTCTGGTAAAGCGGCCGCTTCCATTACCTGCAGTGCCTCCAACATTTCACGACGCTTGTGGACATTGTATAGGTCAAACAAGCCACCGGAAACCAATAACACTTCATATTTAAGACCTGCGAAACCTCCCATGGTTGTAGCCCACTGAGTTTGCATTCGTAAAAACATTAAAACCGTCTCCCAATTATCTTCCCAAACAACAAAATCACCCTTATCCTCTTCTTTCTTTTCCTTGGGCTTCTCAGGCATTTTTACTCCCAAAGCCTTTGCATCTTCTTCGGTCTGATCTTCTACTTCTTCGCCGCCCTTGGCCCAATAAAGAGCGGCTTCTTTTAGTTTTTTTCTTGTGCCGTCCCGTAAAAGTCTTGATAACCCTTAATAACAGCTCCTACAAAATCAACATCATCAGCAAACTCCTTTAAAACTTTAGTTGAAAAGGGAACTTGATTACCCTCCTCATCTGTAATTTCACTCCAACCAACAACAACCTGCTCTAAAGCTTTTGTCTCTTCTAATTGTCCAAACTTCTCAAGTTTTGACCTGGACAATCTTTTAAAAATAATCGTAAATGTGCTCTTTTCAAATTCTCCAGGTCTTTCTTCTGAAGGCTTTTTGATTTCAACAGGCCATGGGAAAGCCTCAACCTTCTTACGAACAAACGCCATCTGATAGATAACAAAGATACTTAAATACTTTAACAATAAAAAAAGGGGGCGTAAGCCCCCCTCATCTCATGCAGACAATTTAAGTATAGGCCAAACTCACTTCGTCGTTACCAGCAGTGGAAGGAGTCGCTGTATAAGGAACTTCAAGCATCGTTACACCGTTGTCGTCTCCATAGGAGATGTCTCCCAGATCAACACGACTTGATGTGAGAGTTACTTTGTTCCCAGCGGCAGTGCCATGAAGGAAAGTCAAGTTTCCAAGAGTTCCATCATTTAAAGCAGCCGCGAAGTAGTCCTTAGTAGCCATTAAGACCGCTTCAATCGAACAAGAACCAGTGACCTGTCTATCTAGTAAGAGAACTTCTTTAGATCCTCCAACCAGTTCCCTGTACTGAACTTGGTTGCCAAGATCCATTGAAAGACTATTCAAAGAACCTGAATGTGAGAACAACTGAAAGGCACTGGTATTACCATTCTTGAAAATCAACGGTGAAGCCTGATTTCCATAAGTAACAGTAGGTAATGCACTGTCTGTTGGAGCGTTATAGATCCCTGTGAAGGTGAAATCAATCGTTGGGATTTCTCCTACAGTACAGTTGAATGAAGCATTTCCGCGACAGCCTGTCACGATATGCCTTACGCCGTCTACGTTGTAGTGAATAGCAATTGAAGAGAACGAGCCGGAAACTGGTGCGTAAGTAACACTAGTGTTCGCAACAATCGTTTCGGACAAGCCAGCGGCTTTAAGAGCATCGCCGTACCTGGGCGCTGTTCCCGCCGTGCCGGAGCCTGCCATTTCTACGGAAAAGCTGCACTCAACCCTGGTATTTGCTTGTAGCTGTTCTGAAGCGCCAAGATAAGGTCTGACCAGATCACGACTCACAGTGTCACTGGACTGTGGTGTGATGTTCAGATCTCTTACCTGGACTGCATCAGCAGCCTGCATTCCTGGGTCACTTGCATAGGTTGATTCGGCCTCAACCAGAATTACTCTCTTTCTCGACAGTAGGGCCATCGGTGTTTACCTCTTTTGGAGTTGGAGCAGGAACGGTTTGCTGAACCAGCTTACGTTTGCCTGTTTTTGGATCGAGCAGGTAGCTCCCGCCGTCTCCTAGGTTTTCATTGCTCATAGTAAACAATCTAGGTTGTTAGGCATTAGGTTACTCAATGTTGATTACGCAGACAAATCAGTAGTAGAAGTCCTGTAATCAATTTCATATTCGCAAAAGATCACGCCCGCAGGTTTATCAGCATCCAGCATCTCAAAACTAGTAGTACTTGGCCTTATATCAATCGATAAACCACCCAGAGTAGGATCTGCTACTACTTTCTTATGAAGACTATCAATCGTTGGATCTGCAAGTTTGTCAGGAATGTTCCCTCTCGAAATAACAACAATCCTGATTCTTAACGTCCAATCAAGCTTTTCATATGTCGCCGAATTCTGATTCGGTTGATCAGATACTGGTTCGACAACAATTGAAGGAGACTTGTCACGAGAAGTTGCAGTTACTCGTGACCTGTAGATCCTCGTGCTGACGCCAGTTGTCCCTGTTAGAGCTGTTTTAACCGCAGCTAAAATTTGTTCACGTTTTGTCGCCATCTCTAATCCTTAATAAGGGACAAAACACATAAAGAGCCATCATCTATCTTCCTTACGTCCCTAACTGTGTAAGCATCACCGTCCACAGTCAAAGTCGAATCAGCATCGAGCGTCCCCAAATCAGAAGTTTTCGCTGTAAGACGATAATCAGTCGTTAGAACAACCCCATCAGCAATTAATTCATCAGGCTGATCCATAATGCCCTTTACTGTCGTCGAGTTCGATACAACTGTGGAATCAAACTCGCCGAAAAATACGTCCAGGTTTTCGGTAAAAGGCATAACAAACAAAAAAGAGAGCCCCTAGATCTCCCAGGGGCTTTAGGCTATTTAGCCGTACTTAAGTAGACCAACAGCATTCACAGAGAAAGTAAATGTTGGGGAAGATCCACCAATGGTGTACTTAATACGGACATAACGCTTAGCGTCGTCCTTATTTAAAGCAACTTTCTGAGCAGAAGCTGTACCTGTCACCTGAGTGAAAGCAACAGCACCTGAAGCAACAGCAGCAAATGAGGAGTTGTCAGCAGACTCTTCGATAGTTACATCAAGAGTTGGACTTGATCCACCACCAGCAGCAGAGTCCAAAATAAATAGGACATCGCCGTCATAAGTGCGTAGATCAATACCACTGGTCTGACCAGTAGCAGTACGAGCAGCTGTTGGGTGACCTGCTATGAGGCCGAGCTTCTCGACGTTTTGTTGAATAATTGCCATGTCAAGCCCCCTTCGGAGAGGTTTTAGGTTTACTTGTTTTGGTGTAAGTAGCCTTTACCTTCGCTTCTGGAGCCGGAGTTACTGCCGCCGGAGCCGGAGCAGGTTTTTCCTTTTTCGCAGCAGGCTTGGGAGCAGGTTTTTCCTTAGTCACCTCTTCGGCCTTACCAAGACCGATAAGTAGAGAACCAATCTTGTCCTCTACTTCTATGGTCGAGCCGGAGTCCTTACGGACCCCAGCAACCATCACGTTACGGATGATTTTGACCTTCATACTATGTTCCGTAGCAGAACGCACCCGCTTGCTTGACTGCGAAATCAGTATCTTGCAGAGCAATGATACGAATGTTGCCACTAGTGGAGCCAGCGTAAGGATCAACAGTTAGATCCAATCCAGACCACATACCAACAACGAACTGACTGAAGTCACCAAACAGAGCGTCGTTATTAGCGAGCTGATTAGAAACGATCGCTGGATAACCATTGATCTCGTTGTCCTCCCAAACAAACTGAGCTGTGCTGCTTGCTTTCTCGGTGCTCTTAAGAGCGCCACGAGCAGTAGCGTTCACGATGTAACGGAGTGAACCTGCGTCAGCATTAGCTGCTGCAACATCAGTTTCCATGCCGATGTACTCAGCAAATGTTCCGTAAGTAGTGATTGTCTGAGTACCGATACCACTAGTTCCGGTAAGACCTAAAGGCTGGTTGGAAGAACCTGAACCGTAGATAGCCGCACGGTCTAGCTCAAGAGCAATGACCTTCGCTAAATCTCCACGAACCATCGCTTCAACATCAACGGAGGACTGAAGAAGAGTCTTCCTTGTGTAGTCAACGAAAGCACCCACTGTTTTGGGTGAGAGATTTACCTGATCGAATGCCTGCTGGCTCTCTGTAGGTGAAGCCCCTTCGCCTACCCAATATGCGGTAGAGCTCTGAGTCAATCTAGGAATACTGATGTTTCCTTCAAGGCCAGTCAGAGTTGTAACTCCAGCCTGCATCATTGCGCTCTTATTACGAAGCAACTCAATGAAGGAACCAGCCAGCAGATCTGTAGCAACCAAGTTGCCGCCTGCAGTTGCAGTACCAACGTTCAAGTCTCTTTTTAGGACTTCATTAGGAACGAGGATGCCGTTAGCTGGCTTGCCATAACGCTTGGAAGCTTCATCAGAAACTTCACGTTCAAAAGCAGCAGCATCTTGAGCAACCCTGTCAGTTGGATTTGCTAGTGCATTCAATGCACGGAGGAAAGAAAATCTTTTAACTTCCTTTTCCTCAAGGCCGACTTCGGAAGCCGAAGTGTTGATCGCTGTCATGTCAGTAGAGCGGATAGGGGCATGGTTTTTCTCTGACCGCTCTTTAATGAGGGCGAGAACGGATTCACGAGCCTCATCGACAGAATTTCTCTCTCGAATAAGTTTCTCGGTTAATTCCTCTGCGCCGTGTTCACGACAAACAGAGTAGATAGTTGATGTACGTGTTGACTCTTCTTCAAGAGCACGTTGTACTTCGGCTTCTACGGCTGGAGCCGTGTCCACCGCCTTTTCTGGGGTTTTTTCTTCCATAGGAGGAATCGGGGTAGATGCGGTTGTAGCCGCAGATCGAGTCTCAACTTCTTCTACCACAGGTGCAGCGGAATCCGTAGAGTTATCCTCAATACTAATGTCTTCAGGTTGTGATGTTTTAGGCATAGAAGATTCAGGGGGAAGGAGTGATCTACCGATTCCGATTGTGGGATCTGCAGGAATACTAACAACCGATAATTCGTGCGGAAACCAGCGGTTTGCGACGAAATCACCGTCCTCTTCGTCCATATCTCCTATGGAATAGCCAAAGCTAATCCCACGAAGAATGTTGTCTTTAACGTCATCTAAGACTTCACTGGCAAATTTATTGCGAGAAAAGCGAACTTTTGCCCTTGCTTGACGTTTTTCTGGGTCTAACCATGCCCTCTCGACCACACCTAAAATTTTGTCAGGATTGTGATTAAAAAGAAGCGGAGCCCCATCATTTAAACGACTAAAATCGATAGATTCTTCGTTATGTCGAAGGACTTCTTTACCAAAATAGCGTTCAACTGGGTATTCAGAACTGAAAGGAAATTCAAAGGTTCTACCCTTTAAGTTACGAAATTCAGTTACTTCTGTACGTTCAAACTTCTCAGTAGGATCTCTCCTATCTGTTATTTCGGGCGAAGAGTCTTCTTTTGACTCCACAACCTCTGGAGGTTTTGATTCAGGTTCCATGATTCATAGGAGAGAAAGATGGCATTTCTTTATTATCTATGCAGAACCCGCTAAGGATAGTCGAATATCAAGAAGACTTAGATCTTCTTCTTTTTTTAGGCGGCTCAGAAGATTCCTGACCAAGCTCAAATTCAAGCTGTTGAGTCTCAAACTGAATACCTAAATCCTTATCAAGAGTCACTCCAGCTTCTTTCGCTACTTCCTGTTCTCTAGCTATTTCAGAGACCAGATCATCATAATCGCCACCATAAGTTGCAGCGATCACCTGCGATTTACTCATATAACCTGCCTGCTCTGCCTCCCTATATGCCTTCACTTCTTTCAAAGGATCGACATAGGCAAATCCAGGTGGAGTCCATTTCGGCTTGCAATATCTTTCTGGTCTTGACTCGTAATCAGGAAAATCAAGTTCCCCGCTTAAAACAGCAAGTGCAAGCCACTCTTTAAACACCCTGTAATGCAGGTTCTCAATCAAGTAACGCTGGACAACTTTCCAATGCTCCCTATCTTCCAACAAAGAAAGTCTTGAACTTGAATAATTCGTCTCACTGAAGTCTTTACTGATCGTTTCATAAGAACACCCGAAGCCAGAAGCTATT